TAGGAGTGCCACTAAACAAGGTATCAAATACACCAGCACCACCCGCAACACCCAAAAGAGCCGCTTGAACAACTGGGTCTTTCAGAGCATCTGCAATGCCACCAAAGAAAGATAAATCTTTTTTAGTTTCTACAGTATTGATAAACTCGCCAGTAGGACTGTAAATTTGAACTGGTGTGCCAACAGGTGCTTTATAGTTAGGATCACCATTAGTTTTAGATGTATAAAAAGTCTCAAGAGGGCCAACTTGGTTATCTTCACCAGATTGACTATATTGGTATTGAGGAACAATAACAGTGTCGCCAAGTGTTACTGAATTACCAGGAGGAACAGTAGCCGCTACACGGGAAGCAACAACGCCCTCATCTAGCCCAACAGCAGCAGCCATCTGAGCAGGTGAAATCTTAAATTGCTCCATAGCAGAAACGATTTGTGCATCGCTCATGCCAGGGTTGGCTAAGAGATAGTCAATAATTTGTCGGTTTGTTACTTCCATGATATTTCCTTATACCGCTACTCTACGAATAGCTCTTACCATAACTGGTGAGCTTTTAATTAAAACAGCTGTTGAGTCACCATTATTAAACTGCATTGTTTTTGCATATGTAGAATCATTTTGTGTGCTTACCCAATAATAATCACTTGTTTCGAAGAATTCAGCGCCACCACTTTGGAACTCTGAAACTGATGTACGAGCTGGAACAGTCGCTGAATAAGAACTGTTAACTGGTTGTGGACTTACTGCATATGCGTTATATCCACTACTTGTATTATTATTTGTTGTTGTTGGCTTCAAGAAATAGTAAATAGTATGCAATTCATCTCTTGCTGGTAAGTACCAATCAGAATATCCACCAATTGTTAAACCCTCGCAAAATTCAGCCGCAGGATGATTAGCGTTATTCATGGTGCTACTATTTGTTGGGCCATCAATAAAACTTGTTGGATCAGAAGAACTACCTGTAGCAAATTGGTAAGAACCTTCACCAAATGCTTTTGGAGAAACAACTAAATAGTGAGTCGCTACGCCATTGGCAGTTGTAGAAATAGAGCCACCATAGTAGCCACCTTGGAATGATTGACCAACTACAGGAACAGTAACAATTGAATTACTAGCACTGCTTGCATTACTTGTTCCAATGACGTTTGTTGCAGTTACAGTAAATGTATAAGTTGTACCAGTAGACAAGCCACTAACAGTAATAGTTCCAGAACCTGATTGACTAATAGTTCCTGTTATACCGCCTGGTGATGATGTCGCTGTGTAGCTAGTAATAGGCGATCCACCATCAAAGGCAGGCGCAGTGTAAGAAACTGTAGCCGTAGTTGTCCCTGTGGCAGTTGCAGTACCTACAGTAGGAGCATTAGGCTTAGTGCCACCGCCCGCTAAAAAGGAATTACGAGAGGCAAACATTATGGTGTGTACCCTTGTGAAACAGAACCATACCAATTAGCACCATCTGCTACAAACGAAAAGATGTCCATCTTTCCCGCTGTAGCAGTCATTGTAGGAGTGCCAGCTACGTTATATTTAACACCAGCTGGGTGGCTAAACGTAGCCGTACCATTACCTGTAGATGCCGCTTGTTTCAACAACAAGATAAACGACTTACCCGCAGTAGCGGTAGGCATCGTAAAAGTGCAAGCAGTAGAAGCAGTTAGGGTTGCTGTTTGTACAGTACCGCTTGTCAACACCAATGTGTGTGCGCTTGTGACAGTACCAATGGCAACAACACTCTCAACATAGTCGGTGACTGTTGGGTTTGTCAGGGTCTTGTTTGTCAGACCTTGAGTATCTGTCGTGCCAACAACATCACCAGTAGGCGCAGTCTTAGCGGCAAAGGCGGCTAGATCAGCGTCATAGTCTTGCTTGGTAGCAATAGCCGTTGCAATGTTGTTAAACTCGGTATCAATTTCAGTACCTTTGACAATCTTTGCGGGATTACCAGAGGTAAGGTTATCTTTGGTTGCAAAGTTGGTACTCTTGGTGTAATCGCTCATGATAATTTCCCATTTTTAGCTTGGATTTCAATCTTTTGAATAGACAATTGTGCCCCGTTAATATCAGACTCATAGCCCGTCTGGACAACCTTACCAGTACCAGAAGCGGATACTTTTAGAGTATTCAAAGCAACCCCATCTGAATACTCAGCAACTACTGTTGCATTTGCACCGTATTCTGCAATGTTGTATTCAGATACACCTTGAACAGGAATGGTTGTAGTGGCACTTAAGTAGTTAGTCTTAAAGTCAAAACCCCACTTGATGATTAGGTTCTGATTCGTGCCGCCAATAACGACAACAGAAATCTTCTTTAAAACAGATGTCTGATTAACATTTCCAAGGTCGGCATGGTTGGTGTAATACTGAAACCGATACACACTCGTGTGGTCGTTATAGCCCGTATATTGACCAATGTAGCCATTCTTACCAATGTAGACCGCACCGCTTCTCAAAGATGTCAACGCTGTTGGAGTAATCGAGTCCCAAGTGGTTACACGGGAAGAACCATCTTGCAAGATAACTTTAGTATCAAAACAGTAAACAGACTGAGTAACAGGCATCGTCAACAGATAAAAGCCTTCTCGCTCAGAGTAAACAGACTTAATGTTTGCTAATGTCTGTGAAGCAACATCGCTCATCAAGTCATTACGCACATTCTTAGACAAGTCCCTCTCAGGAGCAGACTTCTCTTGAATCGTTCTCATCAATGAACGAACACCTGAGTTTGACAAAAAGATCACATCAGAACTGGTTGTCTGAACACTATCTCTTGATAAGCAACCAATCCCTCCAACTGTGTCAGAAATAGACATCGTAGAAGGAGTAGTCGCACCCTGATAAACAAGAATCTGCCTCTTACCAAAGATAAACAAGAAACCATTGTGAGCAGCCAAGGCTTGAACTTCATCAGCACCATTAGGCCAAACTCTACTTGTGTCTAAATTACCAGTAGTACCACCAGACCATACATGACCCGCAATCAGATCAGAGAAGCTAACAGTGACCTTATCTGTGCTAGAAGAAGCCACCCACAAGCGACCATAAGCCGCTATAGCAACATTCCCACTAGGAACAGTCCCTACATAGCCACTCTTCTCAGAAACCCGTCTATAGGTAGTTGTACTTACAGCAGGGTCATAAATGATTGGGTCGTGACCTGTTTGAAAGAAGTAAGTAATCCCATTCAAAGAAGCACACTGCCAGTTACTCGCAGTAATGGTAGGAGCAGAACCACCCCCCCCATAGGTCAACTCAGTGACTACATTAGAAGCACCGAGTTTGAATATCTTGTTGTTGCCAGCAAAAAGGACTGTTAACGTGCCATCAGTCTGGACTAACTCATGGATGACACCAACATCGTTAGCACCAAGGTTTCCAGAAGAGGAATTAACCCTTGTCCAACCTTTTCGAGCACCAATACGACCATACTGGTCAATCACACAATTAGTGGCAACCAAAGCAAAACCACTAGCTAAATCCAACGGGCTATCCTGAGTGTTTAACCCAAAGAAGCCTGGTGCGCTAATGCTGAATGTTTCGATTGGTTGAGCCATTAAACTGCCTCAAAAGAGCCAAATTCTGGATAGCGAGTAGCTTCCATAGAGATGTAATCAGAAAGCATAGCCCTGTACAACTGATAAGCCTCAGAAGAAGATAGACCACCATCCTCACCACGCTCAACCAAAGCACGAGCATAAGCGCTCTGAACAATCAACTCAGATGGCATCAGAATCACAGTAGCATCAGCAGTCAATGGTGCTTGTGGCACGATCAAGCTAAATCTTAGACTAACAACACTGTCAGGAATAGGAAATACAGTTACTTTAGTATCGTAACTACCATCTACACCATCAAAACAATAGTACAAAGGTACACCACTAGAGACAGTACCAAAGTTCAAATAACGATTCATGTTAACAAACGGGATGTTTGTCATGGCTGTGTTATTCGTATCATTGATAACGTCTTGAACACGGAACTTCTGACCCGCCCCCGTTAAGGAGTAAGAAGATGTCCCCGCAACAGTAGAAACTACTACTGTAGTACCAAGAATGTTCCACTCATAAGAGTCTTCAATCTGACGCTTGGCATCATTGACAAACTTGCCAATCAAAGAGGAGTAACTTGTTTCGGTAACAGTAGATACTTGCTCTTCTCTAAGTCGAACAAGAACGTCATTAACAGCTTGAAGGTATGTGGTCATGCTCTTGTTAATCCTATTTGTTCAAAAGTAGCAATAAAACTGAATGAACTAGATGATTGCGTAGTAATTTGAATCTTATCGCCCTCTTCTAAAACGATATAAGCATTGCCATCAAATTGAAGGTATTGCTTTGAAGTAAAGTCGTAAGTAGTAAGAATATCGTAGGAAGTGGCGGCACTGGCATCATTCCACTGAACAGTAATATGCTTAGTCGATCCACCAGTATTGTGAATGTACATCACAGTAAACTTGGCGTAGTAACCCGTAGGAACTGTGTAAACAGTTGTCAGCGTTGCGGCTGTTGGGCTAACTCCGACTGATAGTGGTCTCATTTGTTCCTCTTAGAGATCGCCTTAGCTTTAGCTTTAGCGTCTTCCTTGGACGTTGCGCCCCAAGCTCTAAGAGAAAGTAAAAGTCTAGTAGGCTTTCCATCTTTCATCTCAGCGCCAGGCATATTGCCCATACGTGCTAAAAAGGAGGCCCTACGAGGGTTGTCGCCTGACTTTACTGGAGGCTTTAAATTACCACCAGTTTCTTGATTATACGATGCTCTCCCCTTGGCATTCAAGCCCCCCTTGGGGTTTTTTCCTTCTTTTGTTTGCCAAGCAGGAGTCTTCATTTCTTTTTAGCAGTCTTAGCTGCTTGCTTGAAGTCCTTTGCAGTAGGAGCGCCTTTAGAACCAACCTTACGCATCTTTTCCTTAGAACCTGCTTTGATGCGTTCTTGCTTGGCATTGATGTTAGCGTAGAGGCCTTGTTTCATTTCTTCTTCCTAGCTTGTGATAAAGCAATGGCAATGGCCTGATCCTTAGACTTAACAACAGGGCCTTTCTTGCCAGAATGCAGAGTACCTTCTTTGTACTCACGCATAACCTTGGAAATCTTAGCTTCTGCTTTAGTCTTTTTCATATCAGTACAAAACCTTAGCGGTAATTGTTCCAGATGTATATGCTGTGCAATTGGCTCTTAAATAGTTAGGAGCATTTGCAATAGTAATGATGCCATCAGCAGTTAAAGCAGTGCCAATGGTTGCGTATGTTGTGCCATCAAGACTTCCTTGAAGAGCAACAGTAGCCG